GCTCGCCCGTGCCTCCTGACGGGTAGAGGAAGCACACAGTCTGGTTGACCGTGCGCGGCGGCTCACGTTTGCGGCGCGGCTCGAAGGCCGAGCCGTCCGAAGCACGTTGTGCCGCAATCCGCGCCCGGTTGCGGGCGGCCACGTCGCGGGCCATCCGGCGCAGAAGGCTGCGGCGCTTGCCGGAAGAAAGCTGGCGCAACAGGCCTCCAGCAATCCGCTCGATCTCGATCAGGTCATCGATGTCCTCGCTCACGGCCCCACCTCAGGCGGCACGCCGGGCTTGAGATCAGCGGTCGGGTCGTTTGTCTGGGCGAGTAACTCGGTGCCGCCGTAACACTGCCAAAGCCAGGAGACGCCGATGCCAGGAAAGGCGTCGGAGGGAGGCGGGGGCGGAGGGCTGACGTCGACGCCACTGCCGTCTTCCCGGGGCGTGACGATGACCGGATCAATCAGATCGATTTGAAACAACAGGTCGACGCGGCTGCGGTCAAGGATTTCTGATTCGAAGCGGAACGGCTGGCTATCCTCGCGCTTCAGGAGGTCCGGCTGCTCCCGTTCGATCCATGCCAACAGCGGCACCACGACCTGGTCTGGGTTGCCCGCGTAGTCAGTCAGGAGCACGGAGAGGGTGTACGTGTAGGCGAACGAGAGGGACCGGCCATGGCGGGCTTTGACGCTGCCGGCATCGATGTAGATCTGCAGACGGTCGGGGTGCCGCTTCAGCTCGGGCAAGCAGGCCTCTAGCCAGTCCCGGAGACTGTCAGCCTTGCGCATCGGGGCCTCCACAGTTCTCCACGCCATGCCAGGCAATCAACCGCTCGAGCTGATCGATGGCCTCCGCGTAGCCATGCGCCAATCTTATCGCGGCTTCGCGTACCGCCTTAGGCAGAGAGGCGATGGCATCTTCGGGAAAACCGGCCGGACGCTGCGGGCAGGCGAGCAGTTCAGCGGGCGGCGTGTCGCGGATCACGACCGCGACGGCCGCAGGCGCCGACTCAACTACGCGGTGCGCGCAGGCCTGCAAGGCGATTGAGAGCAGCAAACCAGCTGCCAGTGACCTGATCATCATGGACCTGTTCCTCAGCGGAGTTCATGGCGGAAAGGGAGGCGAGACGAGCTTCCAGCCGAGCCTGACGGCGCTCGGCGTCGCGCGCCTGCTTCACCTCGCGAGCGTGCATGGCGGTGATCAGCGCCTCTGCCGTCTTGTCCTGCGCATCGCTCTTGAAGCGGGCGAGCTGCTGGACGTGGCTGGCGCAGACTTCGCCGGGCTTGTCTTTGCCCGTGACGAAGGCGCTTCCGGCCGCAGCGCAGATCCGCTCGGCCCGGTGCGTGGTGTCCACCAGGCGGGCATTGACGCCGGCATAGGCCGCCCACAACCACGCGGCCGCCGCGGCAAGCGCAACGAGAGTCAGAAAAGAGCGGTTGCGACCGAGAACGGCGATCAGGCTACGCAATGCGATCATGGTTCGACTCCCAGATGGCGCTGGCGCGGGCGAGATAACGGCGGCGCTCTTCCAGCCCGTTGGTGCCGCCATTGATACGCCGGGTGATGGTGAGCAGATCGTCGGCGTCAGCCAGCGGGTTCAAGCGCCGGTCGGACCAGAACAGGCAGGCCATCAGCACCGAAAGTTCGGGTTCGGCGGCGCGGTGCGGCTGGGCAACAAGGTCGATGCCGATTCGCTGACCGAACGCGGCATAGTTGGTCTTGCCGGTCAGCTGGAAGATGCCCCGGCCCCGGTAGCGCTCGCCGTCGCCGGGCGCACTGTTGCCGAGGTCGCGCCGGTAATCGTAGCGCTGGAGGTAGTCATCATAGGGGTCCGGGTCCGGCCCGTCGCCGGAGCCCAGCTCGACGAACCGGCGGAAGCCGCCCGTCTCGTGCGCCGCTTGGGCGAGGAAATGGCTCATGCGCTGCGGCGTTGAGATGTCGAAGCGGCGGAAGTCCCCCGCCATGGCGGTGCCGAGCAGCTGTCCCAGCGACCCAAGTGGGCGGCCCGCGATCCAGCTGCACCAGGCGGCCAGGCTCTTCGGACCCCAGATCCCGTCGATCAAGCCCGGGTCATAACCGGCTGTGGCCAGAATGGCCTGCGCGGCGAAGATCTGACGAGCCGGGATCATTTACCCCTCCCGATGCGGGCCTTGAGCAGGGCAGGCAATTCGGCGGCCAGATCTCCGGTGGCTCGGATGAAGCCGGGCGCAGCTTCGAAGGCGATCATGGCGATCACAAAGCCGCACGCCTGCGCCACGAACGGCTTGAAGTCGAAGATCTCGGCGGCGGCTCTGGTCACGTAGTAGCTGACGCAGATGCCGACGACCCACTGCACCAGGCGCTGACGCCAGGGCAGGCCGGGCCGCCACGCTTGGGCGACGGCCGAACCAATGGCGGCAGGGGTCAGGGCGGCAGCAGCGGCTCGGGTCTGCTCCCAAAGTTCATTCAGCAGGTCAGGCAGGGTCATGGGTCAGTCCCAAAGCTGGATGAGCGTGCGCGTCTGCGGCTGGCTCGCGGTTGCGGGAAGGCGAACATGAGTGCCGATCGGCAGCACGGGGCCGAGATCGGCGAGGCCCGGATTGACCTCGAGAACGCGGGCGATGTCGGAGGCAGTGAGGCCCGCCTCGCGCCAGATCAGCGCATCGAGCGTGTCGTCCTGACGTGCGATGACGGTGCGCATCAGATCAGCTCGACAATGGTGCGCGGTTTCCCGAGGATGTCGCGCACGGCGTGCAGAGCGTCTCGGCGCAGGTCGCCGATGCTTGCTTCGAGTTCGGTCAGATCCTTGCCGCCGGCGGCTGTGGTGTCGAAATCGCGGAAGCGCTCGATCAGCTCGGCCCGGGCGTATAGGCCGACCGCCCGCCTGTATTGCTGAACCAACATCGAGACGCCGCCGATCTGCGGTGCAGGAATGGCGGAAAGTGCCTCGTGGCCCTTAGCCTTCTGATCGTCAGCCCACGTTCCCAGATCGTAGGCGACGGTGACGATGGCGGCGATGAGGGCGCCTCTCAGCACGTCGGGTGTTACCGAGGGCGACACATTGGCGATGGAGCGGATCTCGGCAGGGTCAATGTCAGGGAAGAAGCCATCGTTTACGATTACGGCTTCCTGTCCCGGCGGGTTTGGGGCGTGGTCGACGCGGTTTGGGAGGGCGACGAAGCTCATGGGCGACTCTCGTTCTGTCGCCCGCCCGGTTTACGGCGGTGGGGATCGGTCATGAGAGGCGAGACCGAAGCCTGCTCTCAGACCGATCCGCCGCCGAGCGCCGGGGGGCGAGCGGGTCAACCGGCTGTGCCGGTGTCCTGGGCGGTCTGGTCGGCGCTCTTCGCCAGGGCGCGCTCCAGCCGCTCGATGTCCTTTTTCACGCCGACGCGCTCGTTTAGGGCGCGAGCCTTGACCAGGGCACCCAACGCATTGGCCTGAAGCACGGCCTTTTCGTCAGGGTTGGCTTCCTGCTCGGCCTGACGCAGGAACTCGAGGCCCACTGCTTTGAACAGCTTGGCCTTGACCTCGTCGTGCATGTCGATGTCAGCCACGAGGGATTCGGTCTTCTGCAGGACCGTGAGGTCGAAGGCCTCGCCTCGACCGAGCGCGGTGAGCGCTGCATCCGCGATTTCCTCGGCGACCAGCGTTGCCGCGTCGCGGGCGTATCGGGCAGGCAGGGCCAGCTTGTGCGCAAGAATTGGCTCGGCCAGTGCAAGCGCGCCGGCATAGTCACCGATGTCGATCTTCCAGACCATCATAGTCCCGACGATCTCGTCCTCGCGCGCCGTGCCGGTCTGCTCGAGGGCGGAGAACCACCCTTCGATCCATGCCTCATATTCCGGCAGCATCGAGCGCTTGGCCTCGACTTTGGCTTGAACCGACTTGATCTCCTTCAGCCGGCGCAGGTCGAGGGCAAGGCGCATGTGCATCTGCACGGCCATGCCAGCGGCCGGCGAGGGAGAGGGGAGGGCGCTCGGGCCAGGTGCCGCCTGATCGCTGTGGATCAGGCGGCTTGCCAGCACGCGCTCGAGATGTTTGCGGGCCGGGCTGGTCATGCTCATGCCTCGGGCAAGATCTCGATGTTCTCGGCCATCGCCGCGTAGTCGTAGTCCTCGACCACGTAGGCGTCGTTCGAGGACTCGAAGTTCTCGATGCGGTCCCGTTTGGGGTTGTCGATGATGGCGCGGCGGCGCTTGCCGTTCTGGTAGTAGATCGACAGGTTGTCGAGACGGGTCACCAGCACGCCGCCGGGGATGAAGAAGGGCACCTGCACGGCGGGGAGGCCGCCCAGACGCTTGGTGCTCATGATGATGTCGCGTGCCAGCTGCTCGGTCGGCGCATGGTCGGCGTTGACGAGCGGGAAGTACTTGTCGTGCAGCAGCCTGTCACCAACGATGGCGACCAGCTCGGTGTCGTTGCGGGCCCACGACGCCAGCAGCGAATAGCGCAGGTCGTAGACCAGGGCGTCGAGGCTCTTGTAGTCGCCGGCGGCGCCGATCGTGATCTTGCCGTCCGTCGCGCCGCTGTTCATCACCCGCTCCGGTGCATCCGTACGGAGCTTCTGGAGCCAGCCGATGTTCACGTCTTCCAGCAGCGGGTTGTTCGCGCGGTTGGTCTGCGCTGCGGCGGAGGTTCCGTTCCAACCGATCATGATCCTGTCGAGGGCCTGGCGGCGAATGATGGCGTCGCGCACCCGGGTCTGGAAGTCAGGAAACTTGGCCCAGGCATCAAGCTTGGCGTAGCTGATGTGGGTGTCGAAGTTGGTCTGGACGCACTCGTAGCTGGCAGGCGTCAGGCTGCTAGGGTCGGTCGTCTCACGATCGCCGGTTGCCGTGTTGGTGCGGCTGGCGATGGGGCTGGAAACGCCGAGACCAACTTTCTCCCCTTTCATTTCCTCGACGCCGACGATGTTGATGCGGCTCAGGAAGTCGCTCGACTCCTGCATGCGGGTTTCCAGCTTCTGCTGGACGCTCGGGGCGACGTTGAATTTTCGAGAGGCATCGGGGACGCCGCTCAGGGCGGCGATCTGGTTGACGTACTGGTCGTACGCGATTCGGGTATCGTTCTGCATTGGGGGCTCCGGGTGGGGGGAGTTCAGAAGGGATCAGGGTCAGCAGTCGGTGACGGCGCCGCCGGTGCCGCCCGTTGCCAGACGGCGGTGCGGGACCGCAGCCTCGGTTTGCGCCAGCTGCTGGGTCAGCTTGGTGAGGTCAGCCCGCAGGGAGGCGATCTCCTGCTTCGGCCCTGCCAGTGCCTGCTCGATGATGGAGCCGAAGCTGGCGGACATACGCTCGGCAATCGCGGCCATGTTGTCGTTCGCCGGCGGCTGGACCGGCGTCGCGGGCTGTGTCGGGGTCTCCTGCGAGTGCGGTTTCGCGCCCAGATCAGCGAACAGGGAGGTGAAGAAAGCCCGGATGCCAGCGGCAAGGTCGGGGGACGAGGTTTCCTCTTCAAAAGCGAACGCCGTCTCTTCGGCCGCACTGAACAGATTGGCGGGGTTGGCCTTGCGGGCATCCCATACCGGTTTGAAGGCGGAGAAGCGGAGCACTTCGGTGCCGAGGCTGGCCGGGTTATCCGTCAGTGCGAGGCCGACAAGGCCCGCCTTGCCCGTGCCGGCGAAGTTGGTGGTGACCTCGATGCTGGTGAAGAGCTTCTGACCCTTTTCGACCAGGGCAATCATCTGCTCATTGGCCTCGATCTGAGCCAGAAGCGCCAACCGCTTCTGCGCCTTGCCGCCTATGGTCAGCTCGATCTCTTCGGTCTTGAGGCCGAGGACGGAGCCATAGGCATTGAACGGCGGTTCAGGGCTGAAGCCTTTGATGTGCTCAACGTTGACGCGGGCGGTGTAGGTGGCCGGGTTGTAGGTCGCGGCCATCTGCTCGATCCAGTCGCGCTCGATGACGCGACCATCGGTGGTTGCGCCTTCAACAGCAATCCGGGTCCAACGGGTCTTGCGGGTCTTGGCCATAGGGGAGGGCAGCCTCTTCGTTGTGATGATGCGGGCGTGTGGTGCGCCTGAAGCAGGCCGCAGAAGCGGCGCTCTGCTCAAGATTGCGGTTATGGAGAGGCCTCCTCTCCATAAACTGCCCCTCCGGTCGGCGCGCGCCGGTCGGCAAACATGGCGGGCATGACCGTCCCGATCACCCACCTGTCGACAACGCCATTCGATGCGCGCCGCATGGCGCGCAGCCTCTACTGGCGCGGCTGGTCGGTGACGCAGATTGCTGACGAACTGCAGCTGAAGCGTCCGACCGTCGAAAGCTGGAAGCAGCGCGACAAGTGGGATGACGCGCCCTCCATCCGAAAGCTCGAGGACTGTCTCGAGGTCCGGTTCCAGGCGCTGGTGCTGAAGGACAAAAAGACCGGGGCGGACTTCAAGGAGATCGACCTGTTAGGGCGCCAGCTGGCCCAGCTTGCCCGAATCCGCCGCTACGAAGCGCCGGGCGGCCACGAGGGCGACCTCAACGAGAAGGTGGCCAACCGCAACAAGGGGGCGCGGAAGAAACCCAAGCGCAACCACTTCACTGCCGAGCAGGCGGCGAAGCTCCGGGAAATCTTCGAGAGCCAGCTGTTCGGCTACCAGGAGACGTGGCGGGACAGCTCGAACATGCGAACCCGCATGATCCTGAAGTCCCGCCAGATTGGCGCGACCTACTATTTCGCCTTCGAAGCCCTGCTGGATGCTGTGGAAACCGGGCGCAATCAGATCTTCCTCTCGGCCTCACGCGCCCAGGCGCTGCAGTTCCGCAGCTACATCGTGTCGTTTGCCAAGCTGGTCGGCGTGGATCTGACCGGAGACCCCATGCTCATCACCTCCGAGCTGGTGGGCGAGGACCAGCCTGCGGCCGAACTGCACTTCCTCGGCACCAACTACCGCACCGCCCAGGGCCGCCACGGCAACTTCTACTTCGACGAGTTCTTCTGGGTGCATGGCTTTGAGGAGCTGAACAAGGTCGCCTCAGGCATGGCCATGCACAAGAAGTGGCGCAAGACCTACTTCTCGACGCCGTCGACCGTGGCGCACGAGGCCTATCCATACTGGACCGGGGAACGGCGCAACCGGCGGCGCAAGAAGGCTGAGCGGGTCGACATCGATGTCAGCCACGCGGCACTGAAGGATGGCCGGCTCTGTGAGGACCGGGTCTGGCGGCAGATCGTGACCATCGAGGACGCGGAGAAGGCCGGCTGCGATCTGTTCGACATCGACGAGCTGCGCGAGGAATACGCGCCGGACGAGTTCGCCAACCTGCTGATGTGCGAGTTCGTCGACGATAGTCTCTCGGCGTTCCGCTTCAACGATCTGGTCAAGTGCGGAGTCGACAGCCTGGTCGAGTGGACCGACTTCAACCCGGACGCGGCGCGCCCCTTCGGCAACCGGGCTGTCTGGGCCGGGTACGATCCGCAAGAAAGCATCGACGGCGACAATGCTGCGCTCGTCATCGCCGCGCCGCCTCTCGAGCCCGGCGGCACCTTCCGTCTGCTTGAGCGCCATCAGCTCCGGGGGCTCGACTTCGAGCAGCAGGACGCGTTCATCCGGGCGACGCTCAGCCGCTACAACTGCACCTACCTCGGCATTGATGCCACCGGCGTCGGCGCGGCCGTCTTTCAGCTGGTGAGCAAGTGGTGTCCGCGCGCCGTGCGCATCGACTACTCGCTCGAGGTCAAGGCGCAGATGATCATGAAGGCGCAAAACGTGATCAGCCGGGGGCGCATCGCCTTCGATTCTGGTTGGGTCGACCTGATCGGCTCCTTCGTCTCCATCAAGAAGACCCTGACCGCCTCGGGTCGCAACGTCACCTTCAAGGCCGGGCGCGGCAACGAGACCAGCCATGCCGACATCGCGTGGGCGACCATGCACATCCTCATGAACGAGCCGCTCGACGGCAAACCCAAGGCCACCGGCCGCATGGAGATCTTCTGATGACCACCGAGAGCCAGTCCACAGCCATCGAGGCATTCACCTTCGGCGATCCCGAGCCCGTGCTCGACCGGCGCATGCTGATCGACCACTTGCAGGCGCTGAATAACGGGCGATGGTACGAGCCGCCCCTGTCGCTGGACGGGCTGGCGCGCGCTTTCCATGCCTCGCCGCATCATGCCAGCGCCATTCATCTCAAGCGCAATCTGCTGGTGGGCAGCTTCGAGCCGACCAGGCTGCTCGATCGCGCCTCCTTCAAGGCCTGGGTGCAGGACTACCTGATCTTCGGCAACGGCTACCTCGAGCGGCGCCAGAACCGCTTGGGCGAGCCGCTGCGCCTGGTGCACCTGATGGGCAAGTACACGCGCCGGGGCCTTGAGGACGGACAGTGGTTCTTCTTGCAGCCCGGTGCGGAGCCGGTCGAACTGGGGAAGGGGAGCGTCTTCCAGTTGCGTCAGGCCGAGATCAATCAGGAGGTCTATGGCCTGCCAGAGTACCTCAGTACCCTGCAGTCGGCCTTGCTCAACGAGTCGGCGACCCTGTTCCGGCGCAAATACTACCTCAACGGCAGCCACGCCGGGTTCATCCTCTATGCGACAGGGGAGTTTGCGGATGGTGACATCGATGCCCTGCGCGAGCAGCTGAAGCGCGCCAAAGGGCCGGGCAACTTCCGCAACCTGTTCGTGCACGCCCCGGCAGGGAAGGAGAACGGCATCAAGCTGATTCCAGTCGCCGAAGTCGCGGCCAAGGACGAGTTCCTGGGCATCAAGAACACCACCCGCGATGATGTGCTGGCCGCGCACCGCGTGCCGCCCCAGCTGCTCGGCATTGTGCCGACCAACGCCGGCGGCTTCGGCAAGGTTACCGAGGCGGTCGACGCCTTCTATGAGCTGGAGATCGAACCGCTCAAGCGCGAGTTTGAGACCCTCAACGACTGGCTGGGCATGGAGGCCGTGCGCTGGAAGGAGCGGCCTTTGCCCGCTGCTTGACCTGTAGCACCCTCCCTTACGTTGTGCGCCGCCCTTCGGGGCGGCTTTTTTTGTGCGCAAGATTATTGCTCGTCGTGCCAGGGCGTTTTCGCTCCTTGCTGGCGGTTTGCGGTGGCGCCGGGGCGCAGAAATCCGGGAGCTCTGCGGGGTCTGGCCGGTCGTTAACCACGATAGACCCGCCGCGCGCGCTTTTCCCCCCGCCTCGCCCGCGCACTTAATTTGTCGCTTTTGATGCAATGGGCGGTACCGGCCGAACGTAAGGCAGGCTATAGGCTGAGGACCGACCAGAACGGCGACTCGGCGCATGCGGATTGATGCAGCCAGAGGCTGGTTTGCACAGCAGTTCTTCGACAGCGTGAAATTGTGTTCCTGCCCCAGAATTTGAGGGGCGGGTCGGGAAAACCATAATCTCCATAACCACCCCCCTGATCTGCCATCTAAGACACTGAAAACACGGCGGAAGTGTAGTTATGTTCTGACCATAACATTTGGTAATTCCTAGCCAAACCGGACCAAATCCGAGAGGATTTGGAGATGAAAAGCTGTCCGGGCTGTGGCGGGTGTCGCCACTACAGGTTAAGCGATGGTCGGCTGA